TAGACCGAAACAAAACCAATTACTTTTCTGTAACTGAAAAACTATTTTATCTACCACCCAGAAGATTTACACCAGATAAGGAGGACATCAAAAAATGAAAATCATATCCCCCAGTTTTGAATTTCTCACCCAGGTGGACGGCCCTGCCATCATCCAGCACATTGAGCGCTGTGGCCGGGTGTGCTACAAGTCAGAGGACAAAATCACCGGCACCTCTGCCGCCACCTTTGTGGGCAACATCATCAAGCGTGGCCATGAGGCCGTGCTGGAGCATGACAGCATCACGGTCAAGTTTATTGTGGACCGGGGTGTGTCCCATGAGATCGTCCGGCACCGGCTGGCCTCCTACTGCCAGGAAAGCACCCGCTACTGCAACTATGTTAAGGATAGCTTTGGCAAGGAAATCACCGTCATTGAGCCCTTTTACCTGGAGCCGGGAACCAGAGCCTATGCTGTCTGGCGTAATGCCTGTGAAACGGCAGAACGCTCCTATTTCTCCCTGCTTGACTGGGGCTGCACCCCACAGGAGGCCCGTGCCGTCCTGCCCAACAGCCTCAAGACTGAGGTGGTGATGACGGCCAACCTCAGAGAGTGGCGGCACTTCTTCAAGCTGCGGACCGCACCGGCGGCGCACCCGCAAATGCGTGAGGTGGCCATCCCGCTGCTCCGGCAGATGCAGGAAAAGGTGCCCTACATCTTTGCAGACCTGGAGGCCTGACCATGAGCAAATCCACCCGCCGCCTCCTGGACCCGGCCCGTGAGGACTTCGGCACCATTTTGAACTGTGCTGTTCGCTATGCCCTGGGCAGACGGACATATATGCCCGGAACAGTGATGGACTTTATCACGCCTCTGCTGCCGGAGATTGACAATAAGACGCTCTATGTACTGGACCAGGACATCACCGATGCCCGATATACCGGCGGTTATGGGGACCCCCGCATTGATGAGCCTGAATGGATGAAATTTCTGGCGGCTGTCCAAGCGGAGGAAAAGCGCCGGGGCATCGAACTTTATAAAGACTGGAGGAGAAATCTGCATGAAAAGAGCTGAGGTTTTAGAGGCCGCCAAGGTGTGCGTCTGCGGTGAGCGTGAGCACGACTATGGCACCCCGGAGGACAACTTTACCACCATCGGCCTCCTGTGGGGCGTGTATCTGAGGGCCGCCCACCCGGAGGTCAAGCTGGCCATTGATGGCATCAACGCCAAGGATGTGGCCACCATGATGGCCCTGCTCAGGTGGCCCGCATCGCCACCGGCTCAAGCCCAGACAGCTTTGTGGACCTGGCGGGCTATGCGGCCTGTGCCGGTGAGATCACCACCGGGCAAGACTAATGGCTCAGAACTATGCACCGCCAAACCGGCTGCGGGTGTGCATATTCATGATGGCCCTGCTCAGAGTTTTTCCTGGCCCCATCAAGTGTGACCTGCAAATGTCCGCCATGTTTGACGGGGAAAACAACTCTATGGGCTTTCAAAAAGGCCGGTACTATTCTCTGATCTTCGACTATGACCCGGCAACAGAGTGGATTGTGGTGAGAGCGCCGGAGGGCATCTACTGCCCCTATTCCAGCATTGAGAGCCTGTTTCATAACTGGCTGCCGGTGGCATCCGTTTTGAAATTCCATTACTGACATCCTGCTTTGAGGGGAGAGGAAACGCCATGAGAAAAAAGCGAAAGAACTACAAAAACCGGGAAAAGCCCCGGATGTGTGACCCTGGAATGTGTGACCATTGCCAGTACATAGGTGAGGGTGACTTCATCTGTGACGATAGCCCCGGTGAGCCCGTGATTGTGGTGGAGGACTGGCAGCCCAATGAGAACGCCGGGCGCTGCCGTGTCCCCCGCCGCAAGAAGTGAACCGGGCAGAGCGGCGCAGGGCCGCCAAGGCGGGCCACCCTGTAAAATCTGAGCCCACCATCAACATTAAGCTCTCCGACCTGGGCAAGATGACCCCCACCCAGCAAACTGCCATGATGCACGAAATAAACCAGCAGTGTTTACAGGCGGATGAGCGGCTTTCCCTTGACCTGGACACTATGGTCCTCTGGACCTTGTACCGCTGCTATGGGTGGGGCCCCAAGCGTCTGCACAACTTCTATCTGGAGATGGCCGCAGAGCACCGGCGTATGCGGGAGTATTACCAGATGGATGACCTTTACCCTGAGCGCTACAAGCTCATGGAAAAGGGCATTGACATTGAGGCCTGGCAAAAAGAAATCACATAGGAGGAGCACACCCATGCAGAAAAATCCAACTAAAAACGCTGAGGGCTACCAGGACCCCACCGCATACCACGCCCTCAAACCCATTATACATGATGAGACCGCCCTGGAGGGCAAGGTCAATTTTCTCATCAAGGTCCTCAAGTTTATCATCACAGAGAGCGGCTTTGAGCTGCTGGCCCGCATTGAGCTGCGAGACAAAAAGACCGGGAGGTGTTTCAAATGACCCCGGACACCTTTGACATCGTGGGCCAGATCGGCCTCCCCGCCACGCTGGAGCAGCTTGCTGAGGAGTGCACGGAGCTGGCACAGGCAGCACTCAAAATGGCCCGGCTGCACCGTGGAGAGAACCCCACGCCTGTCACTGAGCAGGAGGCCCTTGACCACCTGCTGGAGGAGGCCGGGGATGTCCGCCTCTGCTTGAGCGTCCTGGAGGATGCCCTGGGCGGGCTTGACACCTCCCTGGCAGAGGCGGCAAAGCTCCGGCGCTGGCATGAGCGCCTGAAAGTTTCAACATAAAGAGGGTGGTATCCATGCAATTTGACCGCAAGATCACAATATCCGCTGGCAACAACCGGCGGGCAATGAACTGGACCGCCCAGACCATGCTCATCTCAGAGCTGTGGGCAAGGCTCCAGACCCCGGCCAGAGGCACGGAGCCCCTGGCAGAATACTTGAACATGAAAAAGGCCCAGCAGGATGACCTCAAGGATGTGGGCGGCTTTATGGCCGGCACTCTGTCCGGCCCCCGGCGCAAGGCCAACAATGTGACCGGGCGTGACATCCTCACCCTGGACCTGGACAACATCCCCGCCGGTGGCACAGACGATGTGCTCCGCCGTGTGGAGGGCCTGGGCTGCGGCTACTGTATTTATAGCACACGCAAGCACAGCCCGGCGGCCCCCCGGCTGCGGGTCCTCCTGCCCCTGGACCGCACCGTCTCAGCAGACGAATATGAGCCCCTGGCCCGCAAGATGGCGGAGCTCATAGGCCTGGAGCTCATGGACCCCACCACCTTTGAGGTATCACGGCTCATGTACTGGCCATCCTGCTGCTCTGACAGCCAGTACATATACACCTGGCAGGACAAGCCCCTCATCTCCGCCAATGGCCTCCTTGCCAAGTATGCGGACTGGCGGGACTGCTCCCTGTGGCCCCAAGTGCCGGGCGCTCTGAGCCTCCCCAAGCTGGCAGTCAAACAGGGTGACCCGGAGAGCAAGACCGGCGTGGTGGGCGCTTTCTGCCGCACCTATGACATCTACCGTGCTATGGATGAGCTCATCCCCGGAATGTATGAGGCCGTGGAGAATATGCCCGGCAGATACACCTACCTGGGCGGCTCCACCACCGGCGGCGCTGTCATCTACGACAGCGGCAAATTCCTTTACAGCCACCATGCCACCGACCCGTGCAGTGGCCGCCTGGTCAATGCCTTTGATCTGGTCCGCCTCCACCGCTTTGGTGACACGGACGATGAGGCCCAGCCCGGCACGCCAACCAACCGGCTGCCCTCCTACAAGGCCATGTGTGAGCTGGCCGTGCAGGACCCCGATGTGGCCGCTCTGATGAGCCAGGAGCGATACCAGGAGGCCATCAAGGACTTTGAGGGCGTGCAGCAGGACAACCAGGAGGACCCGGCCAACTGGATGAGCAAGCTGGCCCGTCACAGTCAAACGGGTGTGCCTCTGTCCACCATCGACAATATACGCACAATCTTAGAGTGTGACCCCCAGCTACGGGGAAAATTTGGCCTCAACCGCTTTGCTGGCCGTGGGGAGATACTATCTGGACCTCTACCGTGGGACAGCCGCACGAAGCGGCGCTTTTGGGAGGACAATGACAACGCTGGCCTCTATTGGTACATGGAAAAGGTCTATAACATAACCGGCAACGGAAAAATTGACAGCGGCCTGTCTCTCCATTCAACAGACCACGCTTTTAACAATGTGCAGGACTACCTCCAGGGCCTCAAATGGGACGGAGCACCCCGGCTGGACACCCTCTTTGTGGACTACCTGGGAGCGGCAGACACCCCATACACCAGGGCGGTCACCCGCAAGGCTTTCACCGCTGCCGTGGCCCGTGCGATGGAGCCGGGCTGCAAATATGATAATATGCTCATCCTGTCCGGGCCCCAGGGCATAGGCAAGAGCACCCTGCTGGATAAGATGAGCCGGGGCTGGTTTAATGACAGCATCCGCACCTTTGAGGGCAAGGATGCCTTTGAACTCATACAGGGGGTGTGGCTGGTGGAGATCAGTGAGCTTGACGCTTTCCGCCGCTCAGATGTGGCCTGTATCAAGCAGTTTCTTTCCCTACGCACGGACCGCTTTAGGGCCGCCTATGGCCGCCATGTCAAAGAGCTGCCCCGGTGCTGCGTGTTCTTTGGGACCACCAACACCACGGACTACCTCCAGGACCGCACGGGAAACCGGCGCTTTTGGCCCGTTGACACAGGCATAGAGCCCACTAAAAAAAGTGTGTGGGCAGACTTGCCCGGAGAGATAGACCAGCTCTGGGCGGAGGCCAAAATGCGCTGGCAACTGGGTGAGCCACTGTATTTGACCGGGGAGCTGGCGGAGGATGCCAAGGTCAAACAAGAGGAACACCGGGAAGTCAGCGCCCGTGACGGCATCATCATGGACTTCATCAACCGCCAGGTGCCGGAGGACTGGAAAACCTGGCCG